GCCCTTTGTTGCGCGAGACGTAGTCATCAGCTAAAGGTGAACGAGAAAATGACAGTTGAAGTAAGCGTCTTGGAGCGTTTCGGCTGCGAAGCCGCCATGCGTAAGAAGTGGATGAAGATGTGGCAGAAACTGGGGGAACGCATTCTGAAGTTGCCCAAATGGATGCAGGACATTGTGCTGGAAGACGTGAACACTGCTCTACGAAACCGAGTAGCTGTCATGGAGATGATTCAAAATGCTGAGCGAAGCCGTTGAACTTGACGATCGCTTCGGAAAAGAATACGCTGGAAGATATGTTTTCCAAGAGATTACTTGGGCTAAGCGCAGCCGTATAATCCAGAAACACACACGTTATCATCCAGTCTCCGGACAAGTTGTTAACAGCGATTTTGTCGCTATCCAAGCAGAGACCATCTGGGCAAGCTTGAAGGAGCAGCCAGCAAGCAGACCGATTGCGCTTGAGAAGTTGCTGGGCGAAGAAGATGGCATACCGGTTGAGCTAGGAGAACTGTTCTCGAAAGTAGTTAACAAGCTGTGCGGCATGTCTCGGGATGAGGGGCGTTTTTTATCAGCGCGATCCGAAGAGGCAGACCACATCCAGCTCTCACAAGGTTCCGCTTGTGCAAGGAATTCGGGTGGACACCAAACCAGCTCGACGCACAGTCAGCTAAAGCAATCGAGGAATTCATCGTCATCCTAAGCGAGGTTGACCGTCAAACAGAGGAGGAAATAGGCAAAGCGAGGCGGGAGGCACGTTTCAATGTCGGTCGAAATGACAGTTGATCTCAAGGGCGTTGCTGAGTTGCAGCGCAAACTTGTTCGATTAGATCAAGACATGCGCGTGTATGTTGATGAGGCTCTTAACAGCGAAGTCTCTGGCATGCGCGAGTTGGCTCAGAGTCTAGCGCCTAAACGAACAGGTTTCTTGGCTTCCACAATCTTTACTGAGAGAGTTGGCGAATGGGCTTTCATACTAGGAGCAAAGGCTGAGTACACGTATTTTGTTGAGTTTGGAACCCGTTTTATGAGGGCGAGACGCTTTCTCAGCCGAGCCTTAGAATCGGCTATGCCAAGTGTGGTGTTGCTCGTTAACAAAGCTATAGAAGAAGCCATTGTGGAGGCACGTGGCACATGAGTTTCCATGAGATCAGTGTCGCTGTTCGTGCTGAGAATCGTGCGAGTTACGCTTTTCGCACAATTGCCATGGACGCTGTTCATTTAGCTTACAGTTTTGGAGCGTTGGATTCGCAAACAGGACGCATGTTGACAGGGATTATGACAGCTGTGCATTTGTTCACGTCTTTGAGGGCGGCTCTGGGCACTGCAACCGTTGCTCAGGTGGCGCAGGCTGTTTCAACCAACGTGGCGGCGGCAGCGACTTGGGTGTTGAACTCTGCTCTAGCTATGAAGATCGCTTTGCTCACGCTTGGTGTCGGCTTGATTGCGGCGACGGCTGCTTACATGGCTTGGTTGGCTTCAACCACACGCGACGCGGCTTCTGCTCAGGCAGAGTACAATGCGGAGCTGGCGAAGCAGCCTGCGCCTCGGTCGATTAGGCGTGCGGGCGAAGAAGAGCTTTACCGCAGAGGAGTCGAATACTGAAGATGAGCGTTGCCCAGCCGGTTTGCGCTGTTGTTCTTGGTTCTGTGACTCCGCCTCAAAGCGATGTTTTGGAGTTAAGAGTTCATTTAGGCTGCACAGACGAGGTTTCCAGCTTCGAGTGCCTGTTGCAGAACTTTGACAAGAAATACAGTCCGGGCGGCTCATACCCGATTGATGTCGGCGTGGACGGCAGCGTCAGTATAGGCAGAGGGAGCAACTGCCCATTAATTGCCACGGTTACAGTTGAGGAGATTAAGGCGCAGTCGAACGCTGTGGGCGAGAATTTCCTACGTGTTCTGGGCAGATGCTGGGGTGAACGCCTCTTCCGCCGAGTTGTGACCAAAACGTACGAGAACCAGAAGGGCGAAGCCATCGTCAAAGACGTCATCGACAATTATGTTGGGCTTTCCCATGTCAGGAATTCGGTTGAGCTGATTGAAGACACGGACACGACCTATACCAAGCTTGAATATGAGAACACATCTGCCTTCGACGTTTTGAAGTACATTGCGAAGACAGCTGACAAAGCAGGGTCAATCGGCTTCGACTTTCGAGTGGCGCCAGACGGCAAATTCGAGTTTTTTCCACGCAACAGCAAAACGTCGTCTGTGAGCCTATCGGAACGGTTAGAGGTAAGCGAATACAGGAGGAGCATCTTTCGCAAGCGCGACAAAGCCTTGGTTTTCGGCGCTGCTGAGAAGAAGTATCCGAGCAACGGAGACTCTTGGACCGAGACTCTTGACATAAACAACGACTCGATAAATGACTGGGTAAGTGGCACTGGCACGGGCAGCGTGTCACTAGACAGCGCAAACAAAGCGGTGGGTTCTTACAGTATTAAGCATACTACGAGTACATCTGACTATTATGGGCGGCTTCGCCTAATCATCCCCACTGGTTGGCAGCCTGACCTCAACAAGCATCCGACTCTGCAATTTCAGGTTCGTCGAGAATCAGCGTTCTCTGGTCAAGCCACAGTTAGCTTGGTTGATAATGTTGGCAAATGGATTTCACGTGAGTTTCAGGTAGCAGCTGACAGATGGTACATGCAACGGTTCAATGTGGGCAAGAAATATGTAAGCGAGTGGCAAGGCGCTGATGCTGCAAGCTTCAACTGGGAAACAGTCAACGAAGTCCTCTGGGACATGCATTTCAGCGGAACCGGCACGGGCAACTTCTGGATCGACAATCTGTTCTTCAACAGTGCTCGTTGGAACGCGACTTACGGCTCTGGCTCTCGTGAGCTATCTGAGACCGATGAGGAATTACACAGCGACAATGAATGTTTGCTGCGTGCTAAGGCTTTGTACGAGCAGTTGAGCAATCCAAACGAGTACATTAGGGTCATAAGCGACGTCATTGACTATGGAGCAACGCCTATTCTGGCAGGCGACAGGATATGGATAACCTTGCCAAACGAGAATGTTGACGGTTATTACCGAGTTGTGAGCGTTGAACACCGCCTCGTAGCTGAAACCCAGACTTTGGAGACTACGCTCGAGCTGGGCAGAGGGCCACAACTACTGGCTGACTACTTGTACGCGCTCCGGACAAAGACTGGAAGCCTGTCACGCTACAAGATTGGAAGGATATGAAAGCGTGGACAAGAGCAGGAGGACTGTGGTTGAAGTTCGAGACGATTTGCATCGAGAAATCAGAAGGCTGGCGTTGCTGAACGACCTGAGGATATATGAATTGACGAATGCCATGCTTGAAGATTACCTAAGAAACCAAGAAAAAATCAAAGCGTTGATCAGCAAGCTAAGACTCTGAAGCGCGTGCTGAATTTGGTTGGATGGAAATTCTATGCACGCACAAATGAGGTGGTCTAGGGGCAAGTCGTGCGCCAGTGAGGGCAAGGGAATTCTAGCGCGCACTACAATCTCAAGCAAAACTTTAATACGCCCACACATAACGGAATCTTTTGGCTTTAAATGCGAAATGATATAGCTCCAACTCAAGAAAGCAACGCCTTCAATGCGCTTAAGCAACATAAGTGCATCAGCCTTACCACATACAGAAAAAACGGCAAACCCGTGTCAACTCCAGTCTGGTTCGCTCTGGAAAACAACAGACTCTACGTGGCTACAGAAGAACGTTCGGGAAAAGTCAAACGCATCCGCAACAACCCCAACGTGCAGGTGGCACCGTCTACGCAACGAGGCAAACCTATAGGACCAGCCATAGAAGGAGTGGCGCACATACTGCCTGCCGACCACAAAGAGCGGGTAAGAGCCGCCCTTAAACGCAGGTACGGTTGGCAGGTGAGCATAGGCAGATTTATCGATAAAATAAGTGGCAAGAAGAGAGACTGTTGTCTGGAGATTACGCCAGCTGAGAGGGAAAAATAGTAGACTATCTATGGGCGTAGTCTGTTAGTTTCCAGTCTACGCTGTCTAGTGCGCGCTATCACCTTCAGAACCTATCTGGCTCCCGGGGACAACGCGGATATGCTTTCGTAGGTTAAGTGCCGCAGCAGCTTTGACTCTCTTTCTTCTCATCAGTGCAGCAACTTTGGTTCTTCTCTTTCTTAGCG